TTGAAAAAGCTGAAACAAAAACTGGCTCAGATGTCACTAATATTACAGACCCAATAAGAACCAGAATTATTGTCAAAACACCAGAAGAAGAAGAGCGGGCTGCTAAAGCTATAAAAAATAAATATTTAACTTTTGATAAGGGCAGAGATGTTAAGCCTGAAGGTTTTGTTGATCGTAAGCTGAACATTCAATTTACTGGCGCTAACGGAGAAACATTGATTGGTGAGGTTGGTCTTATAACTGAACCAATGTGGCGAGCTAGTAATAAAAACCACCCATTATATGAAGAGTTTAGATCTATGTTCCCTAAAGGTATGCCAGATGATCCTAAAGAGTTAGGTAAAATTGGTAGATCTCAAAGAGAGAAGGGTGAAACATTACTACAAAAAATGGACGAGATTTTTGCAGAAGCTAAAAAAGAAATAGATCCAAGTTTTTACGATTAGGTTAAATTTTTACAGCTGGAATTTCTGGAAGGTCTTTACCAATAATACCAAACTTTGATTCAAAATCTTCTTTAGACATTTTTGAGCCATCAACAAAGAAGTCGGCAACTTGGCTAGGTTCTGCAAGCGTCCAATTATTATTTTCAGGTGAGATAAAGAATCCAAAGTCAGCATCATCAACAGGATTTAATATTGCTGGTCCCTTTTCCCATGTAAAGTATAATCTTTCCATCAACTATATTTTACAAAATTTTACCAAAAAAGGGAAGCCTAGGCAAAGCTATGATATACTCAATTTTGAGCATATATAGCTAATAACAATGAATCAACAACAGATAGGCCGTGCGGGTGAACACCTCACAGCTTCGTATTTGTGCCGTTACTTTGATGATGTCTTTACCGCTTCAGAATCTTCTAGGTTTGATTTTTTAACTGTTAAAGAGGGCTGCAATTATAAAATTCAAGTAAAAACAACAAACTCACCCTTTTTTAAAAACAATAATAATTGGCTGCGTTGGGATATAAAGAAAAAAATATCTAACAAAGACAATGAGTATCGTGTGTACGATGAAAATGAAGTTGATATTTTTGCGTTCGTGTATTTGTTTTTAGATAAAGTAATATTTGTTCCAAACAAAAATCTTGGTAAGACTTATCAAAAAAAAGTGGAGTTTGTTAGTGAAATACAAACTTTAGAAACTTTAGTTTCTTCAACCGAAGTAATTAGAGATCTTAAATTATAAAGAATCTACGTCTAATGTTACTTTTTGGTTATTTGAGTGTATTAATAGTTTTAATGCGTATTCGGCAATATTTTGATGGCATTTGCTATTTTCTTTAGCAAATACTTTTAAATCGTTAAGAAGGTCCCTGTCTATATACAGAGCCTTCTTACCATTTCTTTCATTAAATATTGGGTCATTAAAACTAAATAAACCGTTTTCTACCATATTCAATCCTTGTATCCATATTCCAAAAGTAATTCCAAACTGTGTATTGCTTTTTCAATGTCTTGCTTACCGTTCTTTAGTCTTGCTCTAGTGACGTAAGAAATAGCTTCAGATTCAAGATTATTAAGTTTGTTTTTAAAACAATATTCAGCAGGTTGAATTGCAAGATTTTTATAATGATCTCCGCCCACTTGTTTCCTGGACGCTAGACCATCAATTTTCTTGTCCCATTCTGCATCAGACATAAAATCACATTTTTCTTCAGCTCTATAATCTTCTGGTTTAATCTTATCAATACTCATATCATTCCCTTTTTTTATAAAAAACTACCATTATTAGTAATTTATGTATATTATAGTAATAATTATTTAAAAGGGAATCAAATGCAAAATAAAAACTTTGATATCAACAACACGATCGACACGGCTAGTTTGGCCAAGCGTTGGGGTGTCACAAGAAAAACAATCGACAACAGAAGGTATAGAGGTCAAGGACCTAACTATTTCAAAATCAATGGCAAGGTCCTTTATGATCTTGACGATATAAAAAGAATAGAAGAAGAATCATATATTTCTGTTAATGGCGCACGCACTATATAGTCCATCGTCTGCGGAACGATGGTTCAATTGTCCAGCGTCACCAAGTATGTCGGCTGATGTTCCATATACGGTAAGCTTGCCAGCTGCTGAAGGTACATTGCTTCACCAGATCTCTGAGATGCAACTTAAAGACAGAATGGAAAATGCCATGCTTGAAACTTATTGGTTGGACAGAACAGAAGTTATAGAAGATTTTGAAATTGAAATAAATCAAGATATGATTGATTGTGCTAAGGCTTATGTCGATTATGTCAACGACACAACAGAACGTTTGGATGGAAAATTGCTAATAGAAGAAAAAGTCAGCGTGGAAGAAATCAGCGACAAGTGCTGGGGTACCGCTGACGCTATTGTTTTGGGTGATAATAAAATAGCAGTTATAGATTTCAAATCTGGTAAATGGCCAGTTACCGCAGAACACAACAAACAACTATCTATTTATGGTTTGGGCGCTCTCGCTAGATATGGTGATGANNATACCGAACTAGAACTAACAATCGTACAACCTCGTGCCAAGGATAAAGTTGGCCCAGTTCGTTCGTGGACTGTGCAAGCACAAGACTTGGTTGTGTGGGGGTACGGTGAACTCAAAACAGCTACTGATGCTTGTGATGAGGAAAACCCTAGTTTTAATCCTGGGGATTGGTGTCGCTTTTGTCCAGCTCGTGACAAATGCGATGTATATAAACTTACCAAGAGGTGAAAATATGAGCGAAGAAAATAATAAACTCTTTACGCTGACCAACGAAAGTGGTGAAGCTAGAGATGTTTTTCCAAACGACTTGGACGATAACACTCGTCCATTAGCAAACGAAGTTAGCATGGCTATGCAATTACAAAATGCAAGACAAGCTAAATATAACGAAGCACTTGTTGAAGTGAGAACCAATGAAATAATAAATGCTTTTATTTCTGAACGTGCGTCTGCCTTAGAGAAANCCTTACCACCTGTGGTCAAGGTTGCTACTAAATCAGGTGATATCAAAAAAGATAAGAGTTAATTATGTCGTTAAAGGGTATCTTAAAAAAGGCCAAACAAAGACCACCAGTTATTCTGGTGCATGGTGGGCCTGCGGTCGGTAAAACAACATTAGGCTCTCAGTTTCCGAAACCTATAATTGTGACTACCGAATATGGAATGGGAAAAATTAAGTGTGACCACTTTCCTGTAGCCAAAACTTTCGATGAGTTCATGGATAATTTAAAACAAGTCAGAGATGGCGAACACGATTATAAAACACTCGTGATTGACAGCGTAGACTGGTTACAAACTTTGATACATGAAAAATACTGTGTTGTTGAAAATATCAAAAGCATTGAATCTAAAGGTTTTGGTAAAGGATATGTAGAGTGCTTGGAGTATTGGCGACAATACTTAGACATTCTTGATGCTTGTCGTGATCGTGGAATGATTATTTTCCAAATTGCTCATAGTGAAATAAAAAAAGTTGAAGATCCAAGAGTAGATTCTTGGGACAGATACGTTATTAAATTACACAGAAGAGCAAGCGATCTTTTACAAGAACATTGCGATATTATTTTCTTTGCTGCGTTCAAACTTGGACAAGTGAAGAGACAAGGCAAAGGTGGCGGACTAACTAATAAAACCATTAAAGGTGATAGATGTTTGTACGCTGTTGATAACCCTGCTTATCTTGCAAAGAATAGATATAACCTTCCAGAAGAACTGCCGTTTGACTGGGAAGTAATTAGAGGAGAAATAATCAAGGAGTAATATGGATTTAAGTAATTATGAAATCTCTGCCGCTTCTAGTGAAGAAGCAATTAAACCTGGACGTTATACGTTGGAGTATATCTCTGATGAAATGGTCGAGGGTGGGACTAATGGCTGGGTAGCTTTAAAAGCTACTTTCAAAGTAAAAACAGAAGGAACTTATTTTGTTACAGCTACTTATGCTTTAGAGCATAAAAATCCCAAAGTAGTAGAAATTGGTCTTGATAAACTGGCTAAACTAGCCAAGGCCTGTGGGTTGGACAATCTTAAAAACTCAGAAGAGCTTATCGGTAAACTGGTAAGTGCAGAAGTTGTGTTAAATAAGAATGGCTACCCAGAAGTCAATGGTGAAGATTATGGTAAAACTTACCAACCAGTTGAACAAGAAGCAGCCCCTAAAAAGGTAAAAGCTAACAAGTCTGATTCTGAAGAAGAAGTAGACACTAGCGATATACCATTTTAGATGTTGCGACAAGATTACCCTAGCTTGTGTGGCATTTGTGCTGCACCAGCCAAGGGTTATCTGGTTAAACGGGACGATCTGTATTTCGGAGCTTGCTCAATGGCACATCAAAAAAAACTATCACAAGGTGAGAAACTTAAAAACGTTGCTCGCTTGACTGAAAAGGGTCTTGATTATGCGCTAGCTCAAACAAAAGAGGTGTATGTGGAATACGGTAAAAAAAATAAAAAATTCATATTGCATGAATGGGAAAGCGAGGACAGAAGAGATCTCTTCAGACAAATAGTAAGAGAGTATCTGAACTACGCCAATAAACAAGCAGAGGATGGTGTAAAAATTGGAACTGACAAAATATACAGGGAATGAAGGTTTAGTATTAAAAACTAAAACCCAACCAACACAAACTGATCTCTTAACTGAGATGCAAAACTTCGGACTTAAAGTTTCTTACCTTGATACTTCTGGTACGCTCGTGCGTGTGCCAGTCACAGCAACGTCTGGTATTCGACCAGACAAGTCAAATGAAAAATCTGGCTGGTATTGCATTAATGAAGTGGGCGGACACATCTTCGCCAACTTTGGTAATTGGAGAAATGGCTCAGAACAAAAATGGTCAAGCACAACTAACTCNAAACTAACACAACGAGAACGTGATGATTTAGCTAAACGTGTGGCTGAAGCACGAAAATTAGCAGAAATACAACAAAAAGAACGACAAAATGAGGTGGCTGCTGATTGTGCGAACAGATTCGCTTCCTATCAAAAAGTTGCAGAACACCAATACCTTACGTCCAAAAAAATTCAAAACTTCGGTCTTAGGGCAAATAAGGAAGCCTTGGTTGTGCCGATTTACAATATTTCTGGTGAAATTAGATCTTTACAATATATAAAGCCAAATTCTGATAAAAGATTCGTAAGTGGTGGACAAATTAAAGGCAATGTTTTTTTGTTGGGAACAGACTTTAGTGAGTTAAACAAATTAGATACTTTAATTGTTTGCGAAGGGTACGCTACCGCAGCATCTATATACATGGCAACAAAGGTGCCAGTTGCTTGCGTATTTTCAGCTAACTTTGGTTACGATGCCATACAGGGTTTAAGATCTAAAACTGATTGCAAAATTATCTTAGCCTTCGATAACGATAAATCTGGGTTGGGCCAAAGCAAAGCCCAAGAAATTGCCAGCTCTTTTTATAACGTTATCGTTCGTGTGCCGTCTATTCCTGGTGACTTTAATGATCTTCATGTGGCTTACAATTTAGACAAAGTAAAACTAGAGTTATTAGACCATGGTTTTGGTATAACCAAATACTCAATTAAGAATTACGTTGATGCACCACCTGAACGGGTTTGGTTGGTTGATCGCATGATTGAAACATCTAAGCCNTCANTACTCGCATCTATTGGTGGTGTGGGTAAATCTATGNTGGGTTTAAAACTNGGNTTATCGGTCTGTGGGGCAGGTGATGGTCGGTTTTTAGAGAAAGATATTAACAAATTTGGCAATGTTGTGGTCATTTCTGCCGAAGATGATCAAGAAGAAGTGCATAGAAGGATTGATGCTTTAGATCCTAAAGGCAAACGTTTCAAGTCTGCCTACGATATGTACACCTTTACCGTCCCAGATTATGGGAAACCAATCACATTATTAAAAGACGATCACAATGGCTTGGGTTTAACTACGGCAGCGCATGAGTTGATGGAAGAGTTGCGCTCTATCGACAACTTGGCGCTCGTAATTATTGACCCAATCCAGTCTTTTGTGGGAGCTTCGATCACCACCTCGCAAGAAGCAGCGCAATTATATTGTCAGTTTTGCGCTTCTATTTCCTCGCAGTTCGGAGCTTCCACTCTTTCAATTCACCATATGACTAAAACCATGTTGACTGATACTGATGATCCTATGGCAGCAAGAGGAGCGATTCGTGGTGCTTCTGCTTTAACAGACGGCCATAGAATGGCTATGGCCATTTGGTTGGCTAGTGAGGGTGATGTCGAAAGTATTTGTGCTGAAGAAGGCCTAGAATATGACAGAACACGGGTCGTTCGTGCGGGGATTGTTAAGTCTAATGCTCAAGCAGANACTAGGGTTATGACACTAATTAGACGTGATGCAGCGCTTGAGGTTTATACCAAAGGAAATATTAACTGGGAATGATAATCTACACCGAAGAAAATTTAGATCTAGCCTGGCATGAAGATTGCAAGTTTAGGTCTAAGATTGGTGAGCAATGGTTGGGGCGTGAGGATTATCGCAGACGTTTTGAAGAAGAGTTAGATGAATATATTGCTGGTTTAAAACAAGTTGAAGATCTCGATATCATCATACCAAAATGGATTACAGACATTATAGATGCGGAGATTAATGAATGATTTGTCGGTTCTGCGGTGGCGAAACTAAAGTAACAGACACTAGAAAGTTGGGTGAGGGTGATTTGATTAAACGCAGACGCTCTTGTTATAGTTGTGGTAAACGTTTTACCACTTATGAAGAATATTATATAAGGAGAAGAAACAATGGCTAAAAAATATATTCATGTTAATCAACATAAAATTAGGGCTAATAAAAAGCATGGTACTAACGAACCTGTGATAACCATAAAAGAAGGTCGGACCAATACATATTGTCATGCTGTTGACATATTAGGANCTGCAACCGTTATGTATGGTGGTAATGAAAAACCTATTTTACCTTGCGGTGCCAGGGTGGTTATTATGACTGAAGCAGATATTAAAATTAAGGAGAAATAAATGAGTGGCAAAGGATCGGACAGACGCAAAACCCAAATAACAGATGAATCGTTTTCGCAAAATTGGGAAAAGATCTTTGGTAAAAACCAAGAAAATGTTAAGAAATATAAATGGAAAAAGAACAAACCAAGGAGAAAAATAAGGGATTAATGGTATGCTTAGTATAGTAAGTTTTACTATACTACCTAGTAAAAGAGGGACATACATATAGTAAAACAGGGACATGAACCTAGTAAAACTTACCCATATATCCATATACATATACATATGTATAGGAAAAGCAAAAAGCTTTAGCTTTTTTGCTTTTTACTTAGGAACGAACATTGGAGTAAATTATTGAGTTGCGTAAAGCACAGCTCATTTGGACTATCCATAGAGNGGGAACATTAATTTACTCCTCTTAGGAACGAACGCATGAGAACCAGGGACAAAGATTATTGGTGGATAACCGACAGCATAGAGGACGAGCAAACGAGTGGCTTGGTCAAACGTGCGTTCGTAAGCGAGAGCAAAGAGTTTAATAAAGTTAGGGCAGAAGTTTGGCGCTGCTATCGTTCGTTGGTGGGGGATAAAACTTTGAGTGTGAGTGCGAAGTTGATCCTCTGGGCCTTATGTGAGCGCTGGCGGTGGGAAACTTGTTCAAGTCACGATGCCATTGATTACTATGCACAAATGACTGGGGTGAATCGTAAGACCGCAGGGCGGGCGATTGCTGAGTTAGTCGAGCGTAATATTATTTGGTTGGTCCTGGAAGATGAGCGGGTTAGGTTAAAGAAGTCACAAACGAGCGGGAAGAAACATTTTCTCCTGGTTGGTTTGAGTTATTTTATAAGGAGTGGAAAACATGAGTGAGGATCTAAGGAATGAGGTCGGTGCGCCTAGTATTGCAGAAGAACAGTATTGTGTGTGTGGTGAATTGTTGGAAGATTGTTCCCGTGCGTATGAGCATATGACTAAGGGCGTATAAAAAAAGACCCTTCAGCAAGCACGAGAGAGTTGGGGAAGCTTGCCGTTGGGTCTAAAAAATAACAGGAACCATCTTGTATCAGATGTGAAATAGTTAAACGACAGCTCCTGTTAATTGTTTGGCAGCTCGTTTTGCCCTTGGGTGAGCTAAACCCTCAATGAACGGAAAATTAAAATCTAAAAAAACCGTTGGGCTGTTAGTTATCATGTTACCTTATGATGCCCGTATTTGTGTACAAAAATATCATAAGCTTCTTCTTCATGGAGAGGATCATCCTTCCAATCAAAGCGTTCTTGGTTTGCATCTTGAAGCCAACTATTAAAGTTAGTTTCAAAATTATAGTTTACATCGTAGTTAAATTCTTGAATTTTTCCCTTCATCTCTTTACCCTCACAAAGTCCATATAATCGGACAGATGTTTATTACTCTTAACTTCTCCTATGGTTACTTTACCAAAAGGTTTCTTATATATCCTTGCCATTCTGCATAAGAATAGGTTGTGCATAAATACGTCTATATGGTTTTTAATGTGTTTCATGCTTCAATTATCTCCTTTTTAATTTTTTTAATTGGTTTATTGTATTATCGGCATCTGTATGTAAGACACCAATTCCACCAGCTTGTTCCCAAGCTTCGATGTTATCTTTTCTATCGTCAATCAAGACATGGTTAGGTCTGGCAAATACAGCCTTATCTCTACCCTTGATGGTTGCTGTAACTAGAACGTTTGGACCTATATGTTTTTTAATCCATTTAAGCTTGTCCTTAACAACAACCTCTCTGTTTATNTCCCCAGAAGCAGTTAAGATTTCCCAATGATGTGCTGTTTGGTCAACGTGTTTTATTAGTTTTTCCATGCCAGGCATAACTGGTAAATTTCTGAACAAACCATTGTTACTAAGTTCAATCTTTTTTTCATCGTAATCTTGATCGCAAGTTAGGGGACCATTTAGGTATTTTGGTCCCTCTACTCCTTTGACAAAATCAGCCAGAACTCCGTCCATGTCAACAAATATTTTATTTATCTCTGTCATGCTAGTCCGTTTTTAACTAAACATTGGCCATAGATGTGGTCGGCATAGCAGTTTAGTTTGTTTTTAATCTCTTCTTGCTCTGCATCATGCTTTGCTTGCTCTTCTGGAGTTCTTTGAGGATTGATTTTATACTCAACCTTTACAAGTTTCTGACAATGCAAAATTGTTTTAGTCTCGCAGATCTTAGCTCTTTGAGCATCGGTCAACTTAGTAACGTCAACTTTTTCTTGGAAATGAGCAAGACTTTCTTTGGTGGCCCACTGAGGATCTAATCCAATAGTTTTGATATGTCCATCTTCATTCTCATAAAGAACCTCAATACCACTGTAAGTGCTTTTCTTAACAGCACACCACTCACCAGTTTTTGGGTTTAAGGTTTGATAACAAAGTCTGTCACCTCTCTTTGTTGTTTCAATCCAATACTTTCTCTTGGTTCTTAACTTGTATCCCCAAGGATAATCTTCAACAACAACAGCGTTGTCCGCTGCGTCCTTGTTATAAATAATATCTCTTATCATTTTATCTCCTTATTAAACTTTTGTAGTTGACCCATCATGTATTCGTAATCTCTGCCGAGATACTGTAAATAGTTCAAAACTCCTTTAAAGTTTATAAATTCTTCTGAATCAATGATGAACTCACCATCATCATCTTCTCCAAACAACTCTACAAAGTAGTTGCCTGTGCCTAAGTAATCATCGTCTCTTTCTATTTCAAGTCTTGTGACGAGTTGCTCATCACCATTTTCATATCTGAAAGTATCAAAACCTTCAATTTTAACTTCGCTCATTATTTTTTCTCCCAATAGTTGCTGAATGGTGTGCCGTCATAATCGACACCCCAATAAATACCAATGCCGTTTTCGTGGTTGCCCACTTTGATATTGTCTAGTCTATGATTAACCTTTCTGCCATCATCCCAAAGGATGTCAACAGTCTTGTCAGTATAAACATCGACAACCTCACCGAAGTCTAGCGGGATCCCAGCTCCCCAGAACCCGGTGACTTTTTTGGTTTTTGTGTTTAACACTACGCCACCCCCATTTGTTTTAGTCTTGCCATAATGACAAGACCGTTACAAGCATCACAACATCTGCCAGCCACCAAAGGCTCGGCGTTGTGGCCCATGTTCCAGTACACTTTGCCGTGCTCATCTTTTTTCTGCTCTATGTCATTGCCACATAAATCACACTTTTTAATTTCGTCAAACATTACGCCATCTCCTTACAGTTGCATTTTAAATAAACAGTTTTTTCTGGTATTGGATTACCAAAGCAATCCTCGAAAGTAATCTTTCTTTTGCCAGTCCCTAGACATTTCTTGCAAGTGTTGTCATACACTTTTTGGAAACCATCTTGAAGTTTTTTTGCCATGGTTTTATCTTCATTACCATTGGCATCGTAACTAATTACATCAAACATTAACAATACTCCTTATAAGCCATCAAAGTGCCACAATCGTATGGTTGGCACATCCAGCCATGTTCTTTCATAAACTTATCAAACTTTGGATTGACACCAGTAGTATCTATCCAATACTCGTTATAATCATCATACATTGGCTCAGGACCATACTCTCCTGGCACAACGTCATTAAACTCACTACCTTGAAACCAGATCCCTTCTTTATCTGGTTCTTCGTAGAACTCGCTCAAAGGCACAGCCTTTGCTTCTGGATAAACCTCGTTGATCTTTTTAATCATCTCGGCTTCTTTGAATTTTTTCATATTAATCCCTCACTTATAAGTATACCTAACTTTACCCTAAATGCAACTCTTTTACTCATCATGTTAGATAGGCGTTTACATAGTTGGGTAAACCATGGTTCTTTAAAACTTCACTTGCAGCTTCCATTGCAGCTTCTGCTCTGTCAGCACTTTGAGATCCATTGTGGTCATACTCAACCTCGACCACGTAGCCAATGTAATAATCACCACTTATGTATCCCAACTGTTTGCATCGTTTCGCAATTTTGTTTCTCATGGTTGGTGTTTTTATATAAGCACCACCACAATTGCCCTCTTTCTCAACAGTATATGGTTTGTTGTAATCAAACCCGCCTGTTAAAGAATCAGCAGTTTGAAACGCTACTGGATTTGGTACACATTCATCATGGGCCTTCTGTGCAGCCTTTGATGCTTCTTTTATCATGTTTACAATATATTCATCATTTATCATATTCATCTCCTTAATCCTTCCATGTTGTAAATTGAAAATATAATTTACCAATCTTTAGTTTTGGTCCAAAGTATTCACAGATTTCAAAATCAAAAAATGGAATTTTATATTTGCTTCTTCTTTTAGTAAGATCTAACGAAACAAAAAATGACCAAGCAGGTTTCTTCCAATTAATCTGAAACCCATATTCTTGTTCATGTTTTTTTGGTTTTATCAATTCAAAAAGTCCTGGGTAATTCATCTCCTTAGTCCACCTCTAATTGCACTACATTAAAATCTTCAAGACCGTCACAATCCACCCAATCTTTGACAAATGCTTTCCAATCTAAAAAGTAATCACCTGTCTCATAGTTGTAATTGTCAGTCTGGCCTTCACAACCATTGCTCATGGCATAAAAAATAGTTGCAGCTTCGTGCAACTTGCCATAACAATTAACTGTATGGCCTTTGTAATTAACGACTGTTTTCATAACTCTCTCCTTTTTCATACACCTCTATACTACCTAAAACTACCCTGAATACAACCCTGTTACTCAAAATAAATACACTTATTTACACATTGCCCATAAATAAAGGCTCTAAATGGTAAAATTTGAACATGGAAAAGGGAAAACCAGGAAGAAAACGCCACAAATTTACAGAAGAAGATTATATAAATATAACCAAATGGTCGGGGTTGGGTCTTTCTGAGCAGCAAATTGCTGATAATCTGGGCGTCTCTTTATCAACTATAGCAAGAAAGAAAAGAGAAAAAGGTAGATTTGACACATCATTAAAAAAAGGAAAAGCAAAAGCAATCGAACAAGTCACGAACGCACTATTTAATAATGCGGTCCACGACAACAACACAACGGCTCAGATCTTCTACTTAAAAAACAGAGATAGTTCAAATTGGTCCGACCGTACGCAAGTGGAACATAACCTGGATCTTAAAAACATACTAACGAACGCAAAGGACCGACTAATAATAGATGGCCAAGCAAAACCAACGAACGACCAGGAACGAATCACGAATATTAAAAACATTGGCGCACCAGATGATTGACAGTCTTTTTCATAGTCCCTTTAATTGTCTCTTGTCAGCGTGCGCCCCTCGTTCGTGTCGTTCGTACGGGAACGAATATATAAAGTATGTGGATAAAACTGTGGATAACTTATTTATGTTTACCCCCCCGTTCGTTTGTATGACGGTGGTAGATATATGTAAACTGATGAGATAATTTTTTTATGAAATACGGAGCAGAAGCTGAAAAAGAACTAATGACCGAAATCTGGTCGCTTGGTATTAAAGACGATCCGCTTAATTTTGTTAAGTTTGCATTTCCCTGGGGTCAGAAAGACACCCCCCTTGAAGATTTTTCAGGACCAAGGAAGTGGCAAGAAAAAATTTTACGAAAAATTACAACACAAATACAAAGGAACAACGGCAAAGTAGAACCAGAGATGTTTAGGCTAGCTGTGGCTTCTGGTCGTGGTATTGGTAAATCAGCATTAGTTTCATGGTTAATCCTCTGGATGTTATCTACCAGACTTGGTTCTACCATCATTGTCACAGCGAACACAGAACAACAGCTTCGTTCCCGTACGTGGGCCGAACTCGGCAAGTGGATTACGCTATCCATTAATTCACATTGGTTTGCTAAAACAGCCACCACCGTAAAACCAGCAGCCTGGTTTGAGGAAGCGCTCGTTCGTGACCTAAAAATTGACACAGGTTATTACTACGCTCAAGCGCAACTTTGGAGTGAAGAAAACCCAGACGCATTTGCAGGTATTCACTCATCTTACGGTGTGTGTTTGATCATGGACGAAGCATCAGGTATTCCCGCACCGATTTATTCCGTCTCAGAGGGATTCTTCTCCGAACCAACGAAGGATAGGTATTGGTTTTGTTTTTCTAACCCTAGGCGTAACACAGGGCCATTTTATGACTGTTTTCATTCAAAAAAACCTTATTGGGCTACCGAACAAATAGATTCACGCACGGTCGAAGGCACAGATACTGCTTTGTTCAATCGGATGTTAGAGCAATACGGAGAAGATTCAACCGTTGCTCGTGTTGAAGTCCTGGGTGAATTTCCCAAGATGGACGATGATACTGTTATCCCAATGGACCTAATTAAATCAGCCATGGGTCGTGATGTGTCGCTAACTTCAAGTGAGCCGATTGTCTGGGGTTTGGATGTCGCTCGATTTGGTGGCGATAATTCTGCGCTATGCGTGCGTCAAGGTAATACTGTGTTTGAGGTGCAAACTTTTCATTCTATGGATCTAATGCAACTTTGTGGTGCGATTAAGAATAGATTTGAAGATGCGACTGTCATGGAACAACCCCAAGAAATTTTAGTTGATGTGATTGGTATTGGCGCTGGTGTGGTCGATAGACTACGAGAATTAAATTTACCCGTTCGTGGGGTAAACGTAGCCGAAGCACCAAGCACCAAAAAAAATTATTTGAATTTACGAGCAGAACTATGGTTTGCGATCAAAGATTGGTTGGCGCAACGTGATTGTCGGCTGCCTGAAGATGATGAATTGTGTTCCGAACTGGCTGCACCTAGTTACAAATATACGTCATCTGGTAAAATAAAGTTAGAAAGTAAAGAAGAAATGCGTAAACGTGGCGTCAAGTCACCAGACCGTGCCGATGCTTTGGCACTCACTATGGCATCAAATGCAGCAGGTGCTAGTGGCAGTATGAGTTATTTAGGTTATAATTTCAGACAACCACTAAAATCACGCATAATAAGAGTGGGATAAGGAAAGAATAAAAATGCTACCTAAATTTAAAAAATACGTTAAAAAATATAAAAATAAATTTTTACCAAACATTGATAAAAAATCAGACATTGAAGAAGCGGGTGAAGGTTTTGATGGTTTTTTAAAAGATTTAAAACACATTAGAAAACCAAGCAATCGCAGAAAGATGGCAAAAAAAATGATTAAATCAATGTTTTTTAAATAAAAATTACACCTATGGCAGAACAAGATAAAAAATACGAAGTTAAAGTTGAAGAACAGAACTTTGACGATCTCAGCGCATACCTCAAAAACGCAATGGACGATGCTGAGGACTACATTCACCAAGTGGGTGAGGAACGAGCAGAATCAACCGAATATTATTTAGGTAACGAACCAGAGCCGACTAGCTCGGTGCAATCTTATTATGTCTCCACGGACGTACGGGATACTGTTTTGTTTATGTTGCCAAGCGTCATGCGTACTTTCTTTGGTTCTAATAAAGTAGTGGAGTTTGTGCCTAAGAACGCTGAAGATATTCCAATAGCAAAACAACAAACTGACTATGTTAACTATGTCATTCAAGAAAAGAATCCAGGTTTTAAAGTCTTGTACGATGCTTTTAAAGATGCGCTCGTTCGTAAGTCAGGTTTTGTTAAGGCATTTTGGGACGATAGTATTTCTACATCCACGCACGAATACAGCAATTTAACACCACAAGCCTATCAAGCGCTTGTTTTAGATAAAGACGTAGAAATTTTAGAAGAAATAGCAGAAAAAGAAACTATTGTGCAGACAGATCCAATGTCAGGCGTAGAAATTGAACAAGAAATACCAGTCTCATATGACTTAAAAATTAGACGAGTAAAATCAAAAAGCCAAGTTTGTATTGAATCTATCCCGCCAGAAGAAGTTTTAATTGCCCGTCACGCACGCTCACTCGATGATTCATCTTATGTGGCCCATCGTATGCTTAAAACTGTCAGCGAATTGGTCGCTATGGGGTATGACATTGAAGAAGTTGAGCAGTTTGCTGGTCAAGGTGGTGCGCTGTTAGATCCACATTCATTTGAAGAACAAGAAGCTCGTAATCCATTCGACAATGCAGTTTACCCAGACACTTCAGACGATAAAGACGTTTTATATATGGAACACTTTTGTCATTACGATTTAGATGGTGACGGTATTGATGAACTCGTGAGAGTTTGTACTTTTGGTAATGCTTTGCATATTGCCAACGTTGAACCTTGGGATGATTTACCAATCATTCAATTTTGTCCAGATCCAGAACCACATACAGCTATTGGGTCGTGTCCAGCGGATTATTTAAAGCCCATCCAAGCTGCAAAATCGCAGATCATGCGAGACACCCTTGATTCGCTTGGACACGCCATCTTTCCACGTATGGGTATTGTCGAAGGACAAGTCAATATTGACGATGTGCTAAATACCGATATTGGTCAGCCTATTAGAATGAGAGCGCCTGGTATGGTGCAACCATTCGCTGTACCTTTTGTTGGTAAAGAAGCCTTCCCAGTTTTAGGTTATCTTGACGAAGCCAAAGAAAATAGAACTGGTGTGTCAAAAGCTAGTGCAGGTCTTAACGCTGACGCCTTACAATCATCTACTAAAGCAGCCGTGTCTGCTACTATGAGTGGCGCTCAAGGCAGAATTGAGTTAATTTGCCGACACTTTGCCGAAGGCGGTATGAAACAACTCTTTAAATTAGTCAATAATTTAATTGTCAAACACCAAGATCAACAAGATATTTTTAGATTAAACAATGAGTTTGTGCCAGTTGATCCAAGATACTGGGACAACGACAAAGACATTATTGTTAATGTGGCGATTTCTAAATCTAGTGATGAAGAAAAAGTTGCCATACTGCAAGCTCTTTCACAGAAACAAGAACAGATCTTGTCGCAACTAGGACCTAACAATCCTTTAGTGTCGCTTCAACAATACTCTAATACTATTAGTAAAATTGTTGAAATGGCTGGTTTTAAAGATGTTAATAACTACATCAACACAGAAGTACCGCCTATGCCGCCACAACCTGAACAAGAAAAACCAGATCCAGCAGCTTTACTAGCTCAAGCTGAAGCTCAAAAAGCTCAAGTTCAAGCTCAAAAAGCGATCATTGATGCTGAAACCGATAGAATGAAAATCATCATGGATGATGATAGGCAGCGTGATATCGAAGAAGCTAACTTAAAAATTAAGATGGCTGAGTTGCAAGCTAAGTTTGGCGCTCAAGTAAATATTGCCGAGATTAATGCCATCATGGAACGTGATAGAGAAATGATTAGGCAAACACAAAAATCACAAGCTCAAGGATTATTTACTAATGCACCAGCAGGACAACCTAACCAAAATATATAACTTAGAGATTGTTGATGGTGACTATGTTTACCAAACCAAAAGTATTAAAGCTCAATCAAAAGACGAAGCTGAAACAATGATTAGAGAAGCTTTCTTGCATTTGATTTCTAAGGATTCCGAGATATTTGTTTTAAGTGAGGATATAATACATTAATGGCTATTACATACAGAGGTGAAAGGTTTAGTGGTTACAACAAACCAAAAAGAACATCAGGTAAAAGTAAAAAGTTTGCGGTACTTGCCAAACAAGGCGATAAAGTCAGATTAGTTCGTTTTGGTGATCCGAATATGACCATCAAAAAAAATATTCCAGCTCGTAGAAAATCTTTCCGAGCTAGACACAAGTGCGATACCGCTAAAGATAAATTATCAGCTAGGTATTGGTCTTGTCAAAAATGGTAGCAAGAAAAAAACCAAGATGGGTGTCCATCATTTTATTGTCCTTGTGTTTTAGTTTATATATCCATGCACAAGAAGATACAAGTGACACAGGTGGCAACAACCAATCAGCCGACAACTTTGGCACAAACAACAACAACTCGACAGTCAGCTCTTTTAATGAGACAACGGCAACTACTAATAATTTTAGTGGTGCAGGTTCTTCTCCTGGCTCTATGCCTGTGGGTTCAGCTATCTCGCCTAGCTTAATGTCTAATGGTATGGATTCATGCCTAATGTCAGCCAATGGCGGTATTCAATCTTTTGGTTTAGGTTTGTCGACAGGCGCATATCGACAAGACGAAAACTGTAACAGACGAAGAGATGCCAAGGTTTTATCAGATCTTAATATGAAGGTGGCTAGTATCGCCTTAATGTGTCAAGACCCTAATGTATGGGATGCTATGTTTACTAGCGGAACACCATGCCCAATTTTAGTTAATTCTCGTTTAGTGGCTGGACGTGCTGCTTATTTGGCAATTAAACAAAACCCAGAAATGTATATACCTAATTACGGTAAAGTAAGAATTAAAAAAGAACCTTATCAGGTTTGCCAAAGAAACAAATACACTAAAAAAATTATTGATTGTGATGAAATACAATATAAAACTGAAAAAAATTACAACGATAAACAGGAGTTTTATAATACAATACTAAGTATTAATGGAAACACCAATGAAGAAACTACTACTACCTCTCTTAGCATTTCTGAACGTTTCAGAAGCTCACTCAAATCAGACAGTTGATGATCTGTTAAACCAATCAACAACTCTAAGAACTAATATAGACATGGCCATACAAGGTATTGGTGGTTTTATATATTATGCTCCTTCTGGTTACATAGCTCCAAATGGGGTTTTACAAGCTGGTTATATTACTTTTGACAATATGGATGCTTACAACGCTGCGTTAGCCAATGTTGAAAATGCTACTTTTTATTCAGCCGAAGATTTTATTAATAACAACCAACAAACTGCACAAGAAAACATGGAACAATCAATTAATGATTTTGTTGAAGCAACTTTAGCTATTGTTACTGTTATTGAAATACAAGAACAAGCGGACAACGCTGCTCAAACTGGTGACATTGCTGACCAAGAAGCCTTACAAGATTTTATTCAAGACAATGATGTTTATTTAACCGAACAAGAAGTAGCTGATTACAACCAAGCCATTACTGACATTGAAGATTATGGCAATCAATATGCTTCATTTACTGCGGTATTATCTAATGAAGATTATATGAACGAGTTTCAAGCCACAGCCGACCAATATAGAAATAGTTTTTTAGATGCTAATTTAACTTTTGATGCTCAGGTTGGTATGTTAACAGTTGCATGGGAAAGCGTGCAGGTTGTTGTTGATATGTCTCAATACTATAAGTCTGCTGAAGAATATTATGCAGCAGGACAGGAACAAGAATTTTACTTAACATCGCCAATAGCTTGTGGTTATGACTTTAGTCAATGCTAATGAATGATTTTGAACTTAAAATTGGAAAATTCACATTTAAGGGCATTTATATTGCGATCTTTTTGCCTATTATTTCAGGCCTTGCTGGTGGCGTTTGGTATGTCAGCGATTTTTATAATCGTATTAATGTTATTGATGCACTAGCTAACAACAACAGCTCTTATGGTTCAAATATTAACAACCTAGAAGCCCGCTTATCTTCTGTTGAACAATCTATTGCCGACAATGATATTAGCTCGTTACAGGGGAAATTAGCCGAATTAGGCACTAACCTTTCACTAATAATGGAAGCTCAAAAAGAACTGATGGATCTTAAAGATCAGTTCAAAGACATCGATGTGGTGGCCAAAGAAAATAAATTGCTTGTTGAATCGTATGAGAATAGAATAAAAGAGCTAGAAAATAAAATTAAATTACACCAACGAGAAATTGATGATATATGGAAAGGAATGGATGCTCTAGCCAATCCATTAGGATAATAATATGAATGTATGGGATAAAAAATATAAAGGTAAAAAATCCAAAATAAAAGGTAAAAAAGGTTATGCAGCTGCTAAAACAGCCGCTGATAAAAAGTTTGGTAAAAAAACATCTTTAGTAAAAAATATGTGGATTTCCAAACAAATAAAAAAGAAATAATTATGCCAAAAGTAGGAAATAAAAAATTTTCATACTCTAAACCTGGTGTGGCTAAAGCAAAAGCCTATGCTAAGAAAAAAGGTAAGAAAATAAAATATAAAAAATAAGGAGAAAATATGTTTGATTTACTATTTAATATAGTCTGTCTTGTCTTTATAATAATTGGTCTATCATCAGTTATTGTTTATGCACTACCTGTGCCTAAAGACAAAAAGCTAAAAAAGATTTACGACTATGTAAAACTTATAGCATTAAAAAAGAAAAAATAATTCGATGAGTAATTTACTAAACAACTTAATAGGTCCAGTATCTGGGATACTGGACAAATTTGTTGCTGATAAAGATTTAAAAGCAAAACTAGAGCATGAACTTAAAACGGAATTACACAAGGCTAATATGGCGCAGATCGAAGTTAATAAAATCGAAGCGCAAAGCAAACATTGGTTTGTTGCGGGTTGGCGCCCATGTGTTGGCTGGATTTGTGCTTTTGCACTTGCTTATCACTTCATTGTCCAGCCCTTTGCGATCTTTGCGATATCTCTCGCAGGCTTCTCATACAATCTTCCAGAGTTTGATATGAATAGTCTTATGACTATCTTGCTTGGTATGTTGGGGTTGGGTGGTTTAAGAACTTACGAAAAAAAAGAAGGCGTATCAAAATGAAAAATTGGCCAAACTTTAAGTACGAAGAATTTGCTTGCAAACACACAGGCGAAAATAATATGGACCCTAGTGTAATAGATAGGCTACAAGAACTCAGAACCGAATGTGACTTTCCATTTATCATTACCTCAGCTTACAGATCTGAAAGTCACCCAGCAGAAGTCAACAAAGAAAAACCAGGCACACACACTAAAGGCATAGCAATCGACATTTTGGTAAGCGGTTCACAAGCTTATGAGGTTGTTGCTCTAGCACCTCAGTTTGGTTTTACAGGTATAGGCGTACAACAAAAAGGTAAAGCTAGATTCATACATTTGGATTTAGATGGGGAAAAGCATGGTAAGATACGACCATATATTTGGAGTTATTGATGGAATTAACGACATACTTGGTTTGGAATGTTTTTATTACATTAGTATTAGCGCCATTGTTATTTTCTATTAGAAAAAATGAAGCAGAGTTAAAAAGATTGGATATTTTGTTAAATAAAACCAGAGAAGAAATACCAAGTAAGTATGTGACTAAAGAAGATCAAGAAAATGATATTTCAAGATTATTTGAAAGACTTGACAAACTAGACCAAAAAATTGATAAACTAATAGCACAATGAATTTTTACAATCCATTTATGTCTGCCATACAGCACGCTCAATCAATAGCGGGCGGTATGCCATTTTCACAAGTAGTACAACCTGGTATGAGTTTTTCACCACAATTTCCAATGGGTGATAGAGTAATTCCATCATCACCAGGGCTGCCACCTATTGAACCACCAGTAGTAACACCACCAAACATACCACCCGTTGGTATAGGTTCAGGAAATATTGGTGGCGCTCCACGTACTGGCTCAGGACCATCATATGGTGGTGAGGGGTCAATAAGACTAAATGATGTTGGTTTGCCAGGCGGACCAATGCCATTTGATCTTGGTAAATCAGTAGGGCCATTAGATTTTCTTTCATTATTGCCACCGACACCACCACCATCAATAGGTTTGCCACCGATACAACCACCAAGCAACCCCCTACCAGATTTATCTGGTGGATTAATGAACACCATGCCAAGCGATCTTGGTGAAATATTAAGTCTTATTTAAATGCCATCACAAGAAGAAATGATTAAGGCTCAAGAAGCTGAAAACATTCTTAACAGCGAATCTTTTAAAGAAGCCATTGCTAATCTCAAAGAAGAATACGTAAATCATTGGTTAAGAAGTAGAAACATTGATGATGTTGATATGAGAGAAGATTTACACAAAGCTATCCTTTTATTGCCAGAAATAGAAAGACATTTAAGAATTATTGCTGAAAAAGGCAAAATCACTAAGTCACAGTTAGAAAAACTCAGAAAAATTAGTTAAAATATAAAAAAACTACAAAAGGAGTTTTTATGGCAACAACGGATAAACCGATTGCATTACAGTCCGAAATGGACAAAGCAACTTCATCATTTGAAGGATTTTTAGCACCTGAAGAGGAGAATGTTAAAACCCAAGAGGTCGAAGTTGAAGAAGCCGAATCTGAAGAAGAAGTTGAAGAAGTTGAAGAGCTTGTCGATGATTTAGATGATGAGGATGAAGAAGAAGTTGAACAAGAAGATATTGAAGAAGAAGTAGAGCAACCCGAACTTTATACAATCAAAGTTGATGGTGTAGAAACAGAGGTCACGCTTGAAGAACTCCAAAATGGTTATTCTCGTCAGCAAGATTATACGAGGAAAACTCAAGAACTGTCTCAACAGAGAAAAACTATTGAGCAACAGCAAGCTGAGTTAACTCAAAGAGATGCGATTTATTCTCAACTGCTACCTAAAATGGAAGCACAGCTTAAAGCTGAATTGGGTGATGAACCTAATTGGCAGAAGTTATATGAGGATGATCCATTAGGGTATGTTAGGGAAAAACAACTCTGGGATCAAAAGAAAGAAAAGTTCTCCGCAGTTCAAGTTGAGCAGCAAAGACTTCAACAAGAAGCCCTTACTGAACAACAAAAACAAATTCAATCTATGGTTGAAGAGGGTAACAAAAAACTTTTAGAAATAATCCCTGAGTGGTCTAAGCCTGAAACAGCAGCTCAAGAAAAAGCTGCTATTAAACAATACGCTATTAATGTCCTTGGTTATTCGCCACAGGAAATGGATCAAGTCTATGACTACAGAGCTTTAATTGGTTTAAGGTCTGCATGGCTGCAACACGAAGCTGGCCAGGCAACTAAAAAGAAACCAACACAAAAAGCAGCTGCCAGAGTAGGTAAACCTGGTTCAACAACCAGAAAAAGGTCAGCAGCTCCAGAGAAAAAGTTGCGTCAAAGGTTAAAGCAAACTGGGAAGTCCCAGGATGCTGCTAAATTATTTGAACAGCTATTAAAATAAGGAGAAAATATAATGGCAAAAGTAACAAATGCTTTCGATACCTATAGCGCTACTGCTGATAAAGAGGATTTAAGTAATATTATTTACAACATATCCCCAATGCAAACTCCATTTATGAGTTCTATCGGCACTAGAAATGTAAAAAATGTTGTCTTTGATTGGCAAACAGAAGTTCTTCCAACACCAGCATCAAGTGGTGAATTAGAAGGTTTTGAACTTTCCAGATCAGCAGCTACAGCAACTGTTAGAGAATCAAACGTATGTATGATTTCAAAAAGAGATGCAACAGTTTCTGGTTCACAAGAAGTTTCAGACGCAGCTGGTAAGAGATCAGAAATGGCTCACCAGTTAGCTCTTATGGCTAAAGCCCTCAAGAGAGATATGGAAGAAGCTCTATGTCAAAAGAACGCAAAAACAACTGGTAATGCTTCAACTGCTAGAAAAACTGGTGGTTTTGAATCTTGGGTTGAAACCAACGTTTCAAGAGGAACTAACGGTGCAGGTGCTGGTAACGGTGCTGCTCCAACAGATGGAACTCAAAGAGCATTAACAGAAGCTTTGCTAAAAAGTGTATTACAACTTTCATTTGAAAATGGTGGTGAACCATCATTAGCAATTTGTGGACCACATAACAAACAAGTTATTAGTGGATTCTCAGGCAGATCGTCTGCAAGACAAATGATTGATGCTAATACAGTTGAAGCATCTGTATCAATCTATTCATCTGACTTTGGTGAGTTACAAATCGTACCATCAAACAGATCAAGAGAAAGATCTCTATTATTGGTTGATCCAGAATATGCAAAAGTAGCATATCTAAGAAACTTCCAAACAGTTGATATTGCAACAATTGGTGATGCAGAAACCAAGATGATTGTAGCTGAATACGGTTTAGAGGTATCTAATGAGAAAGCACACGGTATCGTGGCTGACTTGAGCGTATCTTAATGATACTTTTGGGCGGGCTAGTCCCGCCCTTTTTTTATGGCTAGAAGAACCATTATAGATCACAAGCTTGGTTACAAACATGAATTTGCTACCGAGAATGATAAGGTTATTTACCACACTACCCAAGACGTGCAACCAGTCTTAGAACACGTCAAACAATTAAGTTACAATAAGCCAGGCAAAGATATACGTCACGTTGCGGAAGTTCCTATGGTAATATATCAACAAGCCATGCGAGAAGGCTGGGCCAAGGACCAAAAGGCATGGAAAAAATGGTTGAACAATCCAGATAATAAATTGTTCAGAACATGGAAAGGTAAGGTATGACATATTCAGAATTAAAAACCAACATAGCAAACTACTTAAACAGATCTGATTTAACAGATCAAATGGATATGTTTATTGACAATGTTGAAGGTGAAGTCAACAGAAGAGTAAGGCGTAAAGAAATGATTAAAAGAGCTACTGCTACAGCAGATGCTCAATATCTATCACTACCTAATGATTGGCTAGAAGCAATTAACGTTGAAATCACATCTAATAATTTTTCACCAATCCTACAACAGTCTATTGAAAGTTTAGACATTTACAGAAAATCAATTAATAACAAAACGGGACAACCTGTGTATTTTGCATTTGTGGACGATACAATGGAACTTGCACCTACCCCTGATGCTAGTTATACATTACAATTAACATATTATGGCAAGATAGATGCTTTGAGTGACAGCAACACAAGCAACTTTCTTTCTAATAATCATCCAGACGTTTATCTGTATGGTGCTTTAAAACACGCTTCTATTTATTTAATGGAAGATGAACGAGTAGCAATGTTCTCACAACTCTTTGAAAAAGCGTTAGAAGAGCTTAAAATGGAACAAGAAAAAGCAGAATTTGGCAAAGGCTCTCTTATGCAAAGAAGAAGGTCCTATGGCAAAGCTAAGAAAAACGTTTATTATTGGAGTAACAACTAGGAAGTATTATGGCAGGATTTTCAGATTATTTAGAAGATAAAGTTCTAAAACACGTTTTTGGTGGTAACGCATATACTGCACCATCAACCCTATACGTAGCATTATATACTGTAGCACCAAGCGATACAGGTGGTGGTACTGAAGTTTCAGGCGGTGGTTATGTTAGAAAAACAGCTGCATTTTCTGTGTCAGGTACAAACCCAACAACAGCATCCAATACTGCTGCGATAGAATATCCAACAGCCACAGCAAATTATGGTACTGTTGTTGCCGTTGGTGTCTTTGATGCTTCAAGCTCAGGCAATCTACTAGCTTACGCTAACCTCAGCACATCAAAGGTAGTATCTTCAGGAGATATATTTAGATTTAACACAGGCGATTTGGATATAACTCTAGCATAACATCATGGCCACTATAGGCTACGGTAGAGGGTTTTATAGCAGATCCAAGTGGAATAATTTAGACGGCCAGTTTAGTGCCACAGTTTCCGCAACCACAGATTTTTCCGCAGTACCAAGACAGGTCAATACTGCTGTTAGTAACATATCAGTAGTTTCTAATTTTATAGCTTTTGGAACACAAGTTGACTTAGCCTTAGTCACCATTGCAGCAGTTTCTGATTTTGATTCACAGGGCTTTATCAAAGCTGGTGGCTCATCGGTTATTGGTGGTGTTAGTGATTTTGATTCAACAGGATTCTTAACATTAGGTGGTGTTGGTGTTATTCCAGGCGTTAGTGATTTTGATAGCACAGGACGAGCAACTTTTGCAGGGGCTGGCATTTCCAACCAAACAAGTAGTTTTTCATCACTCGGTAGTTTAAAATGGGAAGGTGAGACTGTAGGAGCTGATATATGGACACAGCAGACAGCATCAACAACATGGACAAATCAAAGTAATCCAAGCACAAGTTGGGATGAAAAAGATAAACAAGAGGTAGCATAAATGTCAGACACAACAACAACCAATCTTAGTTTAACCAAACCAGAACCAGGGGGTTCTGAAGATACTTGGGGTGATAAGCTCAATACCAACTTAGATACTTTAGATGC